AGTCAGCCAGTACAGGGAATCCGCGAAATCTGCAACCGGGTTCTTTTTCTCCCGGGCCTTCGTTTTTGTGACACCCATCTGTGTTTCGAGCATCATGCGCTTTGCCTTTTCGCTCCATGCGTGAACGATAAGCGGCGTATCGCCGACAATGCGAATTTTGATTTCCTTAATTTCTAACGGTCTAATTTCTACGGTTGCTTCTGCTTTCTTGGTTGCCATACTTTTTTCCTCCTAGAATGTTGTTATTTGTAAATTAATTACCGCTTTCCTTGGATTCCCGTTCCGCTTTTCTTGCGGTATCGTAACTGCGAGCTTGCCTTACCGCCTTTGCTAACTGCTCCGGGGTCAGTTCATTCAGCCCGTTAACGCCGTAATGTTTAAGAAGCTGACCGCCGAAATCCCGGTCTTCATACCGCATTACAATCTCCTTAATGTAATCAATCTCGGCTTCGTTGGTTGCCGTTGATGCAGGCTGAGGTTCTGCCTGTTTTGGGGCCGCCTTTGCTTTCGGCTTTTCCCGTTCCTTTGGCTGATCGCTTCCGGCGTTCCATGAGTCTGCATCCGCTTCTCCGCTATCGATACAGAGCAGTCCTCCGAGGGCGTACTTGCGGGCATAGCTAGAAGTCGAACCAGTTACCTGACTGTCATCCATGCCTTTTTTATCCTGCGCCTCCCGGGCATAAGCCACGGCCTGCACCCGGTCACCGGGGTTCTCGCAATCCGTGAGCGTTGCTGTTGACATAATGTAAAACCGTCCTGAAACTTCTTCAATTACATCGGAGACAGTTAATGTCGCCTTCACTTCCGAAAGAAGCGGCTTTACTGCTTCGTAAATGCTTTCCACATTGCGATATTTGTATTTACCGAAGCTGTTGTATTGGTCTTTTGGGGCCTTCAGCCGGGCCTGTATAACCTGCAACTTTTCGTAAATGTTCATTCCTTGCCCTCATTTCTTGGATTAACAATCTGCTTCATCTGATCCTGAGCCCCTCAGATGCTTCAAGATGTGCCCAATCAAATTCCTGCCCGGCCTTCAGTGCCTTTTTGATGGAATCCTTATCAACCTTGATTTCGGCCTTCAGAAACTCCTCAGGGACTCTGCTTTCATCTGTTACCACCAACGCATCCGGGTTCTTGGCTATGCTGAAGGAAAAGAGTTCCGTTTTGAATTTTCGTTTGCCGGAAAGCTCCATCGCCGTCTGCAATGCCGACTTCATCCGGGCAATGTTGTTTTCGATCACCCGGGCCCGGTCTGCCAGTCTGCGGGATTCTGCCCGGCAGGTGTCTGCGCTTGCCTTGAGCTCTGCCATAACCTTGGCATATCCCTCGGCCTTGTCCTCAAGGGCCCCACCGATATCATCCATGGTGTCCCGCAGGGTTTCCGGGTCAACGTCCGGGTCTTCTGCCATAAGGAGCAGTGCCTGATATTCTGCCGTCAGCTCGTATAATGTAGCCATATCAAATTCCTCCAATCATCATCACAACAAGACTCACCGCCGCAAGTGCCGCCACTGCCCGGAACCCGTTGCTCCAACTCATAACAAAGTCTGTCCACGGAGTCCCGTTATCCTGTCTTACTTCAACCTGCACCACATCCCTTGCCGGGTCATGCACAACCGGGATATAATCAATTCTCATCATCTGCATCCTCCGTGTACTCCTCACCTGTTGCGAGCATGTAAAGAAGCTCGCTCTTCTGATACTCTGTTAATGTTTCCGGGGCAATCCCGACAGGGCAAAGAATGATGTCGCAGATCAAATCCCACACCATATTGTGATAAATTGCCTTTTCCTCTGCCGAGCTTCTGTACATCTGCTCTAGTGCCTTGATTCGCCGGAGCAGTCGCTCGTATTTCGTTCCCATACATTTCTCCTTTCGTTGCTGTTACCCGCACATCCGCACCATATTTCTCGGACAGGATTTCGGATAACGCTTGCAAAAATTTTTCAAGGTTCATTTCATCGCCCCTTCCCGTGGGGTTTCCAAAGTTTGAATTTTTAAACTTTTGGGGTCAAAAAAAGCCTACTTGTATCTTGCGTCGAAAGCCGTAACAGCTCCGACAGTTTTTGTATCTCGGAAGCCTTAAACTCTGATTCTCCGCGCAGTTTCATCCGCAGGGCGTAGTAAGTAATCCCAAGATAATCAGCGATGAACTTGAGTTTATAGCCCGATTTCGCAACTACATGCTCGAGCTCTGTCATGCAATACCCCCTTTCTGTCAGTTTAATATTTTTAAACTCTATGGCTATTATATACCCGTGTTTGAAAAATGTCAACTGAAACGACACAAAAAGTTGAAAAAAATCAATATCCGTATTATAATGCAAATAGGGGGATTAAGTATCGGAAACTGTTTGATTTGTTGCGGGAAATCCCGGCGGATAAACTCGACCGGGTGAAGGTTGCGCTTGAACTGATGATATAAGAAAAGCCCCGGGCGCGGGAATCGCTCGGGGCTCTGCAACCTCTAGGAGATCGCAATGTATGGTCAACTCTTATCCTATCATGGAAGGAGAGAAAGCACAAGGTGACAGCATGAAAAACAGCCCCGGGATTCCGGGGCTTTGTTGTTCTTGTCATTCCGATAAAATCATCTTGTATCTGCCGGGCTCGCTTAATTCCATTTTCTTCAGTGCGTTTGCGGTGACGCTTGCCATGTATGACTTCATTACCGTCTTATCGCTGTCGGCAGTATCGACAATCCTGTATGTATATGGCAGGCCCTTTTCAAGCCGCACAACGTGCTCGAGTAGATCCATGATGTAATCAGGCGCATTATTAAAGCCGCGCTCCCAATATTCGTATGTTCTGTACACAACGCCATACTTCTCGCAGAAAGCTGTGCGATTAAGTCCGCTCAGTTTCCGAATTCGGGTCGCCCTGTTATCAAGAACCTTTGGTGTATTTGCCATTATCTCACCTCCATAAGCTAACACTATAGTATCATAATCAGCCGGATTTTACAACCACAAGTTAATCAAGCGGATCGAGTTCGTATTCCGCCACCTCGCGTTCACTCAGTTTTCGGGAATATACGATGATGTCCCAATACTTTCCGGTAACATCATCCACCCCGTAGAGAAGGCCGTCCTTCGGCTGACAGCCGGGCCCAAAGCCCCTGAGTCGCATTCCGTATCTGTACTCCATAGTTTATCCATCCTTTCTGTTAAAAACGGTTTTAGGGCCCTTTACGGGCCCTACAGTGGCGTCTGTTACCTGTACGCCTTCAGTTCTCCATCTTCGCCGAACCAATACACATTGTCCGACAGGAAATCCTCATCTGATACCTCAGCTCGGTTAATGGCCGTTACAATCTTAATCAATTCCTTAGGTTCTCCACGTTCCGTAGAAACAATCATGGCCTCGTGGCGGCTTGACGGAAGGATGTAGCACTCCCCCGCCATTGCCCGGATAACATTCTGTGCACCCGGATAAAAGATGGAAGCAAACCCGTTGATCTTCGCCTTGTTGGTCATGACGTACACGCCCGGAGTCTCAGTATGTTCTACGCCGGAGATTTCGTTCATTGTCCCGCCAAGTGTTCCGATCACCGGGGCTGACACCTTCGGCGCGTTCGCCATCGCATCCTTTAGGATATCCCCTCCATTAACGCCCCATTCCCTCGCAAGGGCGTTGGTGATGTTCACGTTGTACACATCGCTCCCGGACTTTATTGTGACCGTGCAAATCAGGGCAAGATCGCAGATAATCCTGTGCGGCATATCCGGTAGAGATTCCTTCCACAATTCCGCATTTACTGCGGATACGGAAAGCAGATCCTTTACGGAATCATAATCCCGGATGTTTACCGGAAGCTCAAACGGGGCCTCACCGGAGTTCATCTGCGCGATTTTTTTCGCAACGGTTTCGATACCTTCCCGTTCAACAGCGGTCTTTAGTTTTTCGAAGTAGAAAGTTGGGCACAGTTCCCGATCATCTCGGCGGAGCGCGAACCCCGCCATCCTAGTTCCGTTCTTTGTTACGAAAACCCGCTCAACCTTTGCCTCAGGCAGTTCCTTTGTAACTGCGTCCATCAGTGCCTGTTCCATTGCCTTTGTCATAATTTTATTCCTCCTTATAATTCTACATTCAGCCGGGTGTACCCGAACTCCTTCAGCAACCGAAAGAGGATGCTGTTAAAATCGGCATACCCGTCAATCTGCCGCCTGTGCCATCCCATATCCCACCACATTTCATAGAGGCGGTATGGATCGCGGCCCTCGTCGTGCTTAATGCAAACAAGCCGCCGCCCGCCCTCGTTAATGTCAAGCACCTTCTTCGTTTTCATGCAACCACCTCCTCCTCGCATAAAATCCACCCATCGCAGAAATCGGGGTCGCCCTCCTTCAGGCTGTCACAGTTAAGCCACGTTCTGCGGCAACGGCAGGACGCGCACGGCCCGCTCTTCCGGGCATCGTCGCTCATTATGCAGGTTACAACAACTTTTCCATCTTTTGTTTTCATGTCATCCTCCTGCCGGGGTATTACCCGCCCCGGCTCGGGCTTGTGTTTAATTATCAAGCACCTGCGGGTCATCGCCCGTGCACATTTCCATTCGCCCGTCGCGGTAAATCTTTGCGAACCCCGGCTTGCTTACGGGAGCGTTCATATACACCCGAAATGTAACGGCCTCAACGGCTGAATCCTTCCTGTCAAATGCCCTCATACAAGCGTCAAAACATCTTGTGGATGATGCCATATATTCAGGCCCCGCCGGGGTTGTACGCCGCTGAAGTTCGTCGCAGGACTTAATCAGCTTGTCGATGGCTTCGTTTGTCATTTTCATAATGTTCTCCTTTCGGGTACTGTGTGTATATGTGTCAGCGTTGGCGTTGCCCCCGGGGTCTTCAGCCGCCCCGGGTCGCTGTTGCTAAACTCTAGGCGGTAGCAACCCCGCCAGGTTCCTTATACCCTCACGAATACCTTCATGGTATCGAGCAACCTAAACATCACATATCCGCTGTTCTTTACGGCCTTCACAACCTGCGCCATAGTGTAATCTTCCGGTACGTGAATACTTGTGTATACCGTGCAACCCATCTCGGTAACTGCCTGTATATTTAATCTTGTCATGTTATCCTCCCCGGCCCGTGGCCCTAACCTGTATCAACCTTACATTAATTATTATATACAATGTAATGTTAAATGTCAATAACTTTTTAACATATTTTTGTAAATAATCCAAGTAAAAAAACCGCCCCGGGTTACTGTCCCGGAGCGGCCCTGCATTACCATTCCTCTTCGTCTTCGTCATCCCAATGCTCATCAAACTTGAACGGCCCGGAGCAATCATAGATGCTTCCCTTTGCCGGGTTTGCGCTCAAGGCTTCTACTTCCTCGAGGTCAAGCAGTGTATCCGCCAAATCCTTCAGGAGATCCTCGTATTCATCACCGTTGAAGCAGTCAAGGATTCCATCAAGGATTCCACCTGCCGCCGGAATGTACTCGTTCAACCAATTGGCGTATGAGCTCAGGTCGTTACACCATCCCGTCATGGGGCTGTTTACGTTGTCATATACATCCCCGTCGTTGTACCACTTGAAAACGAGCTTGTTCACCGCCGTTACAACCTGCGTCGCCATGGTTTCGCCCTCGCCCCTATCGGGCAGGTACTCTTTCATCACCCGGTCAAACTTGTCGTAGTATCCCCAATCAACAGCCATCTCATACCTTCTTTCTCCCCGGATTGCCCGCCGGGGTCGGGCTCTGTTTTTACTTATTTTCAATCTTTGCAACCTGTGAAGCACTGAAGAAGTGCGCCGTCTTCATAAACATCCGGCCCTTGTCCACAAACTGGAGCTCGTTGCCGTCCTTGTCCTTCAGGCTGTCCTGTTTCGCTTTTGTATGCTTCCAAATGGTCAGGGCCACAACAGCTTTCTGACCCTTCTGCACCTGATACCCGAGTTCCTTCCATGCCGCAAAGGTGTGGATTTCTTCGGTTTCCTTAATCTCAACTTCCTCACCTGCCGGGGTCTTTGCCTTGAAGGTGCGTCCCGTGTATTTGATCTTTCCTTCCTCTGCGAGTGCCTGCGCCGCCGCGAAAATAATCTGTGCGTTTGTCATGTTATATTCTCCTTTCCTGCCTTTGGCAGTTCCCGTATCAACCTTACAAGTACATTATATAACATATCATGTTAAATGTAAATAGCTAATTAACATTTTACTGTATTTTTTTAGTAAAAAAGCGACGGGCCAAAGCCCGCCGCCTGAAATCATTCTTTTAGTCTGCGCATCGTTCCCGCGTATAGCCGGGGATTCATGACGGAAACTGCCGTCATAAGTTCGTCCATCAATGGCATTATATCCGCCACATCTCGCCCGTTTACGGCCTGTAAAAACTCACTGTCGCCGTCCGTCTGAATTACCCCGGGTTCAGGCGGAGCCGCCGCGAAGGAATATCCCTGCGGCTGTTCCGTGTCCTGATCCTGCTTTTCATCCGGGAAAAGATGATCCTTGAGGATGAAAAAAGCCGCGAGTTTGATGCAGGTATTGGCCCCGGGGTTGCGTTCCCCTTGACATTCAGCTATTGCTTCCCGCAGGTCTTGTTCCGTAATCACGGGGCCCACCTCCTACATAGATTCCATCTTGTTGATGAATCTCTGAAACTCCTGCCGGGTTCTGTCATCCGGTGCATCGTTCATCAGTTCCCGAAGGTCAGCAATCATGTCGCCGTGGCGGGAATAGCCTTCACGGGAATGTCTTCCCATGCTGTCCCGTCTGCGTGCGTAACTGCCATATCCGTCATTGTAACCGCCGTCGGAATAGCTTCTGCCGCCCCTGTATGCATATACCGGGTATCCGTTACTATATCCGCCGCCCTCATAGACCTCAATAATTTTATCAAGGTTTTTGATGGTATGTGCAAGGGAGTCTATAGTGCTTAATGACCCGGCGGACAAATCTTTGCCGCCATACTCCTTTAATTCTTTACACAAGTTTTCTTTTAATTTGTATAACTCATCCATTCCTTGCTCCTTCCCGAGAAACAGGCTTCGATATTGCTTCTTCAAAAGGCCACCCCTTTGATAAACGGTACCAAACAACCTTGTAACTCATATTCTTTTCTCGACACCAAGATGCAAGCGTTTGCGTTTTTCCTTGGTATGAATACCGAGTGCTATTACGTTTGTTATTTGCCTGTTCGTAAACATTGGCCCACCTACAATTCTCCGGTGAATAATTCCCGTCATTATCTATCCGATCAATAGACAGGTCATCACGGTATCCGCTTGCGTATGCCCAATGGGAAAAAGATTCAAAAGAGTCTTTCCATTCGTTACACATAGTAATGCCTCTTCCGCCATATCGCGGAAATGCGGGGTCATCTTCCGCAAAACACCGCCTTTTGATTTTTGCATAAATGCGGTAAACACGAGTATAACTTTGGTTGTGTTTCGGATTCCCCCTGCGTGATAAACAGCCGCAACTTTTTTGCTTTCCATGCATTAAGTTTCCGGCGCGAACGCAACAAATATTCCCACAATCGCATCGACACTCCCATTTGAGCGGGCTATGGCTTGCAATCTTGATTGCCGTCAACATATTAAACTTTTGTCCTGCTATGTTTTTTATTTTTGCGGAATTTCTCACGTTACACCTCCGTTTTATGGTATATATCATTTAATCCTATTATACCATAAAACAGAGATGTCATAAACGATATTATGCAATGCGAGTAATGGTTATATTGGCATTTTGCAGGTTAATCACCGGAGCCGGAGTCGCCGCCGGGTCTGCGGATGCCGGAACGCTCCTCAAGGACAGGGAAAAACAGCATCCCCTCGGGACTGTGATAATCGCTGTGCTTGTCACGTTTCCGTAATCCTCAGCCGCCGCCGGGGTAAAGATGGCCCTGCTTGTAGGACGGGCCTCCCCGTTGACCGTGAGCGCAACCGCAATCGGGCCGACTGTGCCGCCCTCCGGGATTGCAATATTGCCGTTAAAAACCACCTGATACCTCGCAAAACAATTCGGAGTGCATCCGCGCAGAATAAAGATTCCCGTGCCGCTCTCGTGGAACACGTTGCCGCGATTGCAGGGAATGGAGTCATTGAAGATTGCCGCGCCGTTAAGGGCGACGGCCTGCTCCTCATTGTACAGATATTCCGCCATCATGCACCTCCTATCAGCCTACACCACAGCCGCAACCGTTGGCATTGCCGCAGGTGAAAATCGGCTGATTGCCGTATACGGGCATGGACGGAACCGGGCAATTCTTGAGGCGATTGTAAACGCCGTCAATCTCCGCGCTCTGACCCGCGAGAATCTGCGCGGTCTGTGCGGTCTGAGATGCCGCAAGGTTCGCCATATTGAGCTGATTCTGAAGGCCCACATTCTCTCTCTGAGCCGCCGCAAGCTGACCCTTCACGCCGTCAAGCTCAAGGGCGCACAGCTTATCAAGAATAGCCTGTGTTCCCCGGGTCTGAGCATCGATGATATCCCGGGCATTCTGCGCCGCCGCTGTACGATCCGCGCAATTCTCCGTTGCCACCGTGTATTTCAGGTCTGCGGTTGCCGCCCGGTTGTCACAGCAACACTGAGCAAGCTGAGCCTGAAGAGCTGTCATGCCGGAGGTTGCCGCTGTCTGAGCCGCGAAAGAACGCTCCATATCCGCAATCTGATTTGCGTACATCTGCTGAGAGATTCCTGTCTGAGCCCCGGTGATAGCCGCGTTCACGCCTGCAAAGCCGCCACAGAGGGCCGTCTGCACGTCACCGAAACCGCTCGTAATACTGTTCTGAATGCCGTTAATGGTTGTGTTCAGCATCTGATCCCGGAAACCGCCGTTGATCTGATTCTGCTGATTCATCCACGGATACATATCCGCCATGGCATTTCCGCCGAAACCGTTGCCCCATCCATTGCCCCATCCGTTGCCGCCAAGCAGTAAAAACAGGAGGAGAATCCAAAAGCCGTTTCCGCCGAAATCACCGAACCCGCCGTTGTTGCCATATCCGCCCATCGGGGCCACAGGCATCACCATTCCGGTTCCGCTCTCGTCTGTAAGTGCCATTCTGCACCGTCCTTTCTACCGGGTAACTGTTCCCGGTCAGTGGCTACGCCCTACGCATAGCCAGTCAATAAAGTTGTGCTTTCAAGAGAAAGTTGCATTTTCTCTTGAAAGTTGTATTTCGACATTTTCAGGCCGTTTTTTCGAGATTTTTTCTCGGATTTCGCCCTCAAAATGCAGAAAACCATTATTTCGAGCTCATCATACGCTGAATCTGATTCGCCATCTGCACGGCCCGGTCGTACTGCGCTTGCGATACCCTCCCGGAGTTCAAAAGATTCTGAACCTGTTGGCGCGGGTCGCCGCTCATGGATTGCCGAAACCGCTGAAAGTTATGCATAAACTGATTCATTTCGTTGTTGCCGCCGCCCTGCATTTGACTATACAAAGGATTCATCTTTTACCCCTTCCTCGGTCTTCCCGGAAACCTTATCCCGCAATACCCTTATTTCGCGTTTTAAGGCCTCTAATTCCGTTTTCGTGGCGTAAGCTGATAAAGTATCCGCCGAATTAATTAAATCGGTTTTAGGGCCCTTCTGCGCGTTTAAATCGCGTATCGTATAATCAAGCACTTTCATCGACGGCATCCCGGAAGCATCTGCCGATTTCAGGAAAATCGTTTGGGATTCAGAATCCCATAATGCAACCGTTGTTCCCGGAGCCACAAGGTACGATTTCGCCGCCGCCTCGCCCTGAATCCATATCGGGCCGCTGTTTTGCTGTTGAACCTGCGGCTGATACTGCTGTTGATACTGCGGATAATACATCTGCTGATATGATGCGGGGAACCCGCCATTATAAACCGCCATTACTGCTCCTTCCGATACCACACATACTGAGGAATCTCATGACTGCTATCCCATGAATCATAAATGTTGCCATCAATAGCCGTTGCCACATGACCGCCAAATCCGAGAACGAACACGCCCTGCGGGTTATCCCGGCAGAAATCATCCGCCGTGTAGCAGTCAGGGCAGGTATCCGGGATTGCCTTGCGATAGAATCCGTTCTTGCGGAGAACCGCTCCCCAAACGGCATCCGATGACGGAAGGTCAGCCATCTGATATCCGGCTTTTGCTATCATGGCATAAGCCGTCTCCCAATCAACATTCAGAGCAATCGACACAGCTCGCACCGAACAATCCCCGACATTTCGGCCCGCCGGGTTTGGGTTTGTGTATATCCACATCCTTCTTGTCCTTCCTCATGATTTCGTTTGCCTTCTCCAAGTCATACCCGCAGAAGTCCATAAGCTCAATAAAATCCATAGCGTCCTCCTGCTTCCATTTTGGCAAAAAGAAAGCCCTCCGGCAATGAAGCCGAAGGGCATTTGAAAGGAGAATATTATGAAATCTTTGTGCAATTCCCGGCGCACCGCAGGAGAACCCGGTCACCGTTTTTATATACTATGTTTTTAACCTGCCGCACTGACAGGTCAAATTCTTCCGCGAGTTGCTCATAACGGATACCGTCGATAAGTCTGCGCTTCAGGATATCCCGGTCGCGCTCGCTATGGATGTACTCATTTATCACCGCCTGTATCTCGCTATTGGTATACTCAATCATTTCTTCCGCACTCGCACCCTGCCATCCCCGCCGCAGTTCGGACAGCGTTTGTATCCAGTCCCGCTCCCATATTTTTTACGGCGTGTTTTTATTGTCGTCTTGACTCTCTGTCTCGCCATAGTAATCGCCACCTACTACATTCCCGTTGTACAGGTTGCTTCCGCCGTCTCCGGAGTCCTGTTCGCCATCCTGCGTGATTGAAACATCCTCGTACTGAGACTCGAAATAAATCCATCCCGCATTAGTTCCGACAAGGGCAATGAATATAATAATGCATAATATCCACAACCGCTTGATCGTCCTTTCCTGCCGCGCCATCGCGCCCTCATGCACCACATACGGAACAGTTTCAACTTTTGTTTTGTCTTCCATGTCACTCATACATTGTACCTCCCGCGCCTTTATTATACCCGATTTCTTGAGCATTTTAAAGGCGCAGGAGGATTTTTACAGTACCCAAGGCCGTTGAACGCCCTTGTCATTGGATCGATACAGAGCACCTTCTTCCGGGCCTTTTGTGGTTTCAAAGAAATACCAATTGCCGTCGATGATTTGCCACCCGGTCAGCATATAACCGTCTTCGTCGAAGTAAAATCTGCGCCTCCCGGAGGATGTGTTCAGGTCTTTCCACCCGACAGCCCATGATCTGTCCGAGTATTCATACCACCAACGCTTCCCGTCTGCCGCCTGTCGCCATCCCTCAACGACAGCATCATCGTCATAATCGATGTAGCAGAAAGCCCGGATGTTGGCATCATACGCGCCCCGAATCTTGGTCTTTACCATGCCGCCGTTCCGGTCGTCCTGTGCTCCTGAAGTGTTGCCCTCGTTGCACTCGAACTTCTTTTTGCCGCCGGAGTTGAATATTCTCATCACCCTTCCCATGTGGGAATACTCAAAGATTACAAGGGCTCCAAGTTTCGGCTCCTTCCCGGTCTTTCCTGCCCGCTCAAAGGCCGCGAGCGTGGAAAAACAGTTGTATCCAACATAAGTCTGCGGGGTCATGTGCCAGTGTTTCAGGGCCACATCTTTTCCAAATTCGTAGAGTTCCTGCGCAAATTGGTATGTGCCACACCACGGCTGAGCCTGACATCCTGCGAGGCCCGCCGCGTTCACATCACGGGAGAACCGTTGATAGTTATTGTAGCCTTTGTTTGCGGTGTACGAATCCAAGTAGGCATTTGATGCCTTTTCCATATATCCGTTGAAGCTGTTGGCTCGGGTGATTAGCCCTTCCAAAGTACCCAATGGATCACCTCCTTATTTGCACTCAAGGGCCGGGCCAGTACCTCTCTTTTTTGCCATCGACCTCTGACGGGTCAGGATAGCCTCCTGTTCCTGAGCCGGGCCAAGGGCCGGGAGAACAAGGTTGAATTCCTCATCCGTCATGAGCTCAAACTCAGATGTCTTGAACGGTCCACCGTTTTTGACACGCTCCTCAAAGTCTGCCGATCTTTCGGTGATTTTGTTGTTATCCATGCTTTATACCTCCCTTTTTAATCGCCGCAAATGTATTTCGCACTTGCGGAAAATACATCCGTTATCGGAATTGCCGATTATACTGTCACCTCTTCTGCTCCGTGGGTATAGCACTCATGCTTAATCGGATAACAGGTGGAGGTAAACAGAATCGCGCCATGCTCGGCAAAGGTGGACGTTGCCGCCCTTGACAGAACCTCGTGGAATTTTCCTTCTCCCTTCAGTCTTGCGGTCTGTTCGTCCTCGTCGTATACCCAAAAGTTTTCGTGTTCAAATTCGCCTGTTGAAGTCTTGCGGACTTCGGTGATGTAGTATTGATACATATATTTTTCTCCTTTACTCAAAGATTGGTGCGCCTGCGGGAGGGTCGAGCAGGTAGACTTCGACTTTGTATGTGCCGTTTATGGTGAGGGAACTGCTGGTATTGTAACGCTGTCGGATTCTAATACTACCATCACTATAAAGCGTATCAGCGTACAAGCCATAACCAGTCGTTCCACTTGTTGCACCAGCACCATAATTTCCAGTTGAAGCAGTTCTTATATAAAACCGACCAGCCACCGTTGTTGATGTTGCAGTAGTGGAATAAACCATAAAAAACTGGTCGCTCCCATAAAAGTGTCCTTTACGTTTTCCTGCTGTATCCCTAATGCGTACATACAACCACTTGCTGTTCGTCCATAATTCGCTATGTCCAGTCGCCCATGTATCTACCGTTTCCGTCGTCGTGCTTGTCGTACTGACTTGATAACTCGTTTCCGCAACCTTAGTCCAACTTGATGACCCACCCCCACCGCTTGATGTGCCTGTTGTGATAGTGCCGTCAGCAGCAAGGAACACTTTACCGCTTGCCACATCGGAAGCCGTTGCCGTTGTAATTGACGCATCGTCAAACCGCGCAACGCCCCCGCCAGCGTCCGGCAAAATGACGGCGGGAACATCGCTATAGACGGCGCCCATAAAGCTAATATTTTTCATGGCGCCCCCTATGAGATGCTTAAAACCTTTGTAACAGAATCCTGAGAAACAACCGGCGTTGACAACTCGCCGTCAACATTAAAGATCGAAACGCCCGCTTTGATGTTCTGCCCTATCAGATTGGCATCCCCCGCGATTGTCTGCGCACCGGTGAGATACTGCCCCGCCACGATAGTCTGCGCGGTTGTACCGGGTGTTATCGTCTGCGCCGCTTGCGCGGTTAATGCAAGTGTATCGGATCCGCTAACGCTGATTGTCCCGGCGGTTCCGGCAGAAACATAACCGGCGGAAACTGTCGGGGTAACATTTTGCGATGCGCTGACAGTACCCGTAATCACGCCTGTTGATGCGTTAATGGATAACACCGGAACGGCGCTTATAGATGTTGCGGGGGTTGTTGCGGTTCCGCTTGCGATGGTTTTGGATGTTGCCGCGGCATAATAACCGGCGGGCGCGGTTACTGTTGCGCCGGATGCCGTCATGTCTGCCGCCGTTTTTGTCGGAATGGATCCCGTGATTTTGACGCCGTTTGCGTAACTGGTAACCCCGTCAAGGGATTGCCCGCCGCTTGTCATAGTAGCATCAGAAGTATCAACAAAAAGCGCGTCACCCGTCCCGTTCGCAAGCGGGATTTTTACAGACGGGACAGAATTATATACAATCTCATTGATTTCAACATTTTTTGCCATCTTTTACATATCCTCCTAGTAGACAAAAAGGCTTGATCCGTCCCATTCTATGCGCCCGTATGTGTGCGGAACGGGGTTTATAGTGATGTTTGCCGTTGCTTTTAAGCCTTCAATTTCGACAATCTGCGTGTCATCATCAGGGGTGAAAGTGTATGGCCCGGGATAATTCTCCACGCTGATTATTTTGGGGGTACTGAGTGCCCCGGAAAGACTTTGAACGGCTGAAAGTTTCGCCCTGAGCTGCGCCATCAAATCACCTCCGGGACAAGCAAAAAGATCGCGTTGTTTATAACTGTGTCAACTGTCCCGTTCGCCAGCGTCACCTCGACATCGTAATAATACGATCCGAAGGGAAGGGGTTCTGTATCACGCGGCGCAAGTCGAAGCGTCATATCCGTTATAGGAATAGCTTTTTCCAACAGCGGTTCCGGGTTGATGTACGCTGTCCGCGAAACGTTCAGCGCCTTTTTTATTCCAAACTTGATTGAATCACCTTCAACGGGGGTATAGGGTTCTCCCGCTTGCGTCAGCGCCAGGGTTGCCACAAAAGTGTCCCCGCGTGTGAGCGTGATCTTTGTTCCGTCAACTCTATACATATTCGCCCCCCTTTCTGACGCGTTCTGCGCCCCTTAGACGGTCTTATTGTAGTTAACTGTAGAAACACCTATTAAGATACCTATAAGCGTTCCTGCGCTGTTAAGCGTGAGCACAACGGCATCCACGTTTGGCATCCCCCAAGCGGGGCCAACTCGACCGACAAACCACGCCAAACCATGCAAGGCCACAAGCCCGGTCCACTTCAGGATATCGTACACTTTGTTCGGTAACTTCATCGCACTTCCTCCTTTCCTTCTATGCGGTCCACCCTTTTGTGAGCGGATGCGGCAGATGCTTCCACCTTTGACACCCGCTCCCGCAGTTCCCCCAACTCATCCCGGAGGGATTTCATCTCCCCTTTTATTTCTGCGATCCCGTCCGCGATGTTTTCGAGTTTG